TTTTTCAACCAAAAATGGTTGATCGATAACTATCTTATGTGGGTTTTTAAGTAAATATCCAACAGGTTTTCCATCATCACTAAGTTCCTTTATATCAGTGATAATTTGGTCATTACCTTGCAATACTGCTAGTTTAATAGCCATAATAAAATATGTGTTACATTTATTATACCATAAAAAAAGGGTTCGTCAAGAACCCTTATTATTTTATTTAAAGATAATCTTTTCGAGCATGATGCTCTGGAATTATTTTACCCAATTTAACGGTAAGAAGTCCGTCTTTAAATTCGACATCCCTGACTTTAACATCATCTGAGAGTTGCCAGGCTCTGTTGAAAGATCTCTGAGCCAATCCTTTATGGACATACTCGGATTCTGTCTCCTTCGTTTCTTTCTTTCCTTCGATGATAAGTTTTCCATATTCAGTGTAAACCTTTAGATCTTTTTTACTAAATCCTGCAAGAGCAATCTCTAACACAGATTCAACATTATTTACATGAATAAGATTGTAAGGTGGATAGTTTGATGAATAATCGTCATTAAAAAATCGGTCAAGGTAATCATCCATACCTATACCGTTTCTGTTAATTATTTTCATCAACTCTGGTAAGTTTGCAGAGTGATAGCGTTGTAGTGCTGTCATAATTGTTCTCCTTTAAAAGCGAGTATAAAATGTGAACCCTTTCGGCATTCAATACTAATTATATCTTAAACCATTTGCAAAGGTGGAGGAGAACCGATTAACCAACGTTCGGGTTTCTTCCCAACCCTTGACATGGTACGTTTTACCGAGCCTTTCCTCTACTGCTTTTGCTAAAGGATAATCATTTTGACCTCTTTCCATCATGTCACCAAAGAAGTGAAGATCATCATCAAAATTAAAATATTTAATTATTTGACTCTTATCACTATCAGATATATCAAGTCCTGTCTGTCCACCAATCTGTACATTGAGTTCTGGAAATCTATCTTTTAATCTACTTGCAATATCTCTTCTCTCATTTGTATTGATATCCCACTTCACATATTCATCTCTTCCATTCATATTACCTTCACCTCTACCAAGAATACTAAAGTTTATTCCACCAGGTCGATGTTCAATATGATCACCTGTTCTTATGGGAAAAGAACTATAATCTAACTCATCATTTAAAAAAGATATTAACTCATCAGATGGTCTCCAATCTGATCTATAAACACTATTCCTTCCATCGTAAATATCTGATCCAGAACAATTAAATACTCTTTTACATCGGTTGTAAATATCAGATCCAACCTGTTCGATAGTTTTATCTTTATCACTTCCTGTTACCAAGTAAGTATCAAACTTACAACAGAATATAAGAAACTCTGCAGAAAATCCTGCATGCATTTGTTTTCTACTCGGAGTTAAAGTTCCGTCAACATCAAAAATAAATTTCTTCATTACAAATAGTTTAAAATAAGATTAATCTTGTTTATCTTCTACCTTTTTCTTTTTACTACCAATATTATATTTTGTTTCAAGTATCCAATCACCTTTGTCTTTATATGCTAATACCTTAATCTGGTTTAAAGGTGCAATATCTTTGATTGTTTCAACATCAACAATACTTATGAGACCCCAATCAGCAAGAAGCTGAGCAATACGATTCCGACGCTGAACATCGTTAATAGTAAGGTTAGCGTGTTTGCCATCAAGGGCAAATAATTCTTTGAAGTGGACAAGATAATACCTTCCCTGCTTGTGTAGAATATGACAACTTTGATATATCTTCTTTTCTTTTCTCGATGCTACACCAATTCTTGTGAGAGTTTCTCTTACCTTCAGGAAATCATCTGGTTCATTTAATGTAACTTCAATCATTTGGTCGGGAGACCATGCCACTTCAGGTTCTTTAACAACACTCATTTCGCTCCTCCAGTATCAAATTTAGATTTTATAAAGTTGAGTTGTTTTTTTGTCAGAATTTTTAAAGCTTGTTTTGCTTTTTCGTTACTATATCCATAATAACGTTTTACATAATCAAGGTCTTTAATCATATCCTTACGAAGCCAAGGAGAGAATCTCTTCTTAGTTCTGAGGGTATTTATATAAAAGTCGTATTGCATTCTCTTTGGTAAGAAATTATACCTATTCATTTCATTCGCAAAAAGGATTGCATCTAAGTGCCCTGAGAAACAACGATTAATAATATATGGAGGATAATCTTTCTCTACAGAAGGGTCTTCATCTATTAAATTTTTCTTTGTTTGGTTGATTGAATTCAACCAGTCTTTCAGTTCCATCTTCATTATCAAAATAGTTTGCACAAGAGCAGACAAGATTACGATCTCCGTAAACATTGTCAATTCGTGATATCGCTGGCCAAAACTTGTTAGTTTGATTAGCGGGATACGCTGCCTCTTCACGACTATAATTATACTCCCATTTGTCTGAACTTACAACCCTTGCAGTGTGAGGTGAGTTTTTCAAGATATCTTTGTTCTTGTCAATCTCTCTACGAATACTTACCATTGCTGAACCAAATCTTTCAAGTTCATATAAAGACTCACTTTCAGTTGGTTCAACCATTACTGTACCTGTAACTGGCCAAGATAATGTCGGTGCGTGAAAACCATAATCCATTAATCTTTTTGCAACATCTTCAGCACTAATACCATCAAAATATCGAACATCAAATATACATTCGTGTGCAACTCTTCCATTATTACCTTTGTATAATACTTTGAAGAATGGTTCGATACGATGTACTAACCAGTTTGCAGTAAGTAAAGATATTTCACTTGCCTTTCTTAATCCATCAGCACCCATCATTCTTATATACATCCAACTGATAGGTAAGATAGATGCACTACCTTGAATTGCTGCTGATACTCTTTGATTCATAAAAGGAACAAGATGTTCTGCTACACCGATAGGACCGACACCAGGACCGCCACCACCATGAGGAATACAGAATGTTTTATGCAAATTCATATGACATACATCAGCACCATATTCACCAGGTTTTGCAAGTCCAACCTGTGCATTCATATTTGCACCATCAAGATATACCTGACCACCATTTTCATGAACGATTCTACAGATATCTTTAATAGTAGGTTCAAACACACCATGAGTGGATGGGTAAGTTACCATGATACATGATAGTTCAAATGTATTCATGATTGCTTTCTTCTCTAAATCTTTCAAATCAATATTTCCATCATCATCACAATTAACAGGAACTATTTTCATACCTGCCATCACTGCTGATGCAGGATTAGTTCCATGTGCACTTGTAGGTATTAAACAAACATTCCTGTTGTGATCACCACGACCTTTATGATATTCTTGTATCGCAAGAAGACCTGCATACTCACCCTGTGAACCTGCATTTGGTTGTAATGAAATGTCAGCAAATCCTGTTATATCACACAACCATTCCTTTAAATCAAATATAATTCTTTGATATCCAAGAGTTTGATCATCTGGAACAAACGGATGCATATTTGCAAACTCTGGCCAAGATACTGGCATTAATTCTGCTGCAGCATTTAACTTCATTGTACAACTACCAAGAGGCATCATACCATTGACCAAAGAAAAATCTTTCGATGCTAATTCGTGAATATACCTCATCATATTAGTTTCACTCTGATACTTATTAAATACTTCTTGTTGTAACCAAGGTTTCTTTCGAAGGGGAAAACTTAACCATTCATATCTTTTTACCATGTCACATATTTCAAAAGGAATATCCATATATTGAGAATGAACAATTAATAATATTTCTTCAATTGTTGTGAGTTCATCTAATGAAAGAATAGTCCAACCATCTTCATATCGAACATTAAAATCATTTATAGTATTTTTACCCCTAAATCTTACAGTATCAAATCCTTCTGATTCATCAACTTCAATACCACACCACTTTAATGCTGTTTTTAACGTCTCTCTATATCTTAATATTCTATTTGCTATTTTTTTCAGACCTTCCGAACCGTGGTAAGCAGCATAAAAACCTGCCATATTTGCGAGGAGTGCTTGAGCAGTGCATATATTGGACGTTGCTTTGTCTCGTCTTATGTGTTGTTCCCTTGTTTGTAACGCTAACCGTAGTGCTTTATTACCTTGACTATCTACCGACTGCCCTACAATTCTGCCAGGAATCTTACGTTTATATTTCTCAGTGGTTGCAAAGAATGCTGCATGAGGTCCTCCAAAACCCATAGGAATACCAAACCTCTGCATACTTCCAACTGCAATATCAAATCCCCATTCACCTACTGGTTGCATCAATACCTGACACATAGGATCTACGATTGCAATCTTTGTGGTGTTGAATACCTCTGCACACCTTAGTAATCCATCACAGTGTCGTAGTTTACCATTATTGTTAGGTAACTGCACTATGATACAAAATGCATCAGTGAAATCTTCTAGTGCTATGCTTTCATCTAAATCTATAAGTTGTATGTTTATATCTAACGGTCTTGCTCTTGTTCTTAATACTTCTAACGTCTGTGGAAATACTTTACTATCAACTAGACATGTATTCTTACCTTTCTGCTGTGCCATGATCATTGCTTCGGCAGCAGCAGTTCCTTCATCTAATAAGGATGCATTTGTAATTGGTAGTCCTGTTAGTTCTGTAATTAATGTTTGATAATTAAATAGTGCTTCTAATCTTCCTTGCGAAATTTCTGCCTGATATGGAGTATAAGATGTGTACCACGCTGGATTCTCAAAAACATTTCTCTGTATGACAGGCGGTGTAATTGTTCCATAGTATCCTTGTCCAATTAAACACCTCGTAACTTTGTTGAATGATGCTATATGTTTTAGTTCTCGTAGTGCTTCATACTCACTACAAGGTTCTGGTAGATGTGTGTCGTCTCCCCTCAATAGTATTGAGTCAGGAATAACGTCTCTTATGAGTTCATCTATATTATTAAGACCCAGATCGTTTAACATCTGAGTCTGTTCTTCTTCGGAAGGACCAATGTGTCTTCCTACAAATTCTGTCATTCGGGTAACATACTTGGGTTTGAGATCTGTTCTTCTAGATCATATACGATAGGGTGCATGCCCTCTAATATTAGATAACATGACCATTGATACATTTGATTCAGAGTTATCTCTGGATTCAACATTGCCTCTGCAATTATTTCTGGATCTGTATAATCAAATCCATCTTCTTCAAATGTGAAGGGTGTTCCTTCAATCATGTACATAAGTACGATTCCGCAGTCTTTTAGATTACAATATGCGCTAGTAATCCTGTATTTCACGTCCTTCTACCTCCATCATAGACGCTATCTGTTTCTGGATAATCTCCATTGACTCCTTAACAGTGTATGCTCTTGAACTATGTA